GCTCCCCTTGCCACGACATCAAGACCGCTGAGGAAAGGGTAGAACGACATGGCAACAAAAAATGATATTACAGGCGATAGTATAATTAGTGGTAAAGGTAGTAAGAAGAAGTTTGATGAGGGCATTAAACTCATTAAGCCAAGTTGCCTTCCTGATTGTAAATATCTTATTGACACACTAACTAAGTGCAGGGTTTGTGATTTTCGTGACGAATCCCTTGTGCCAAAGAAAGGAAAGAAATGAGAATCCGTTTAAACGACCTCCCCGAACATCATCCCTACAGGAATATTAAACTTAAAGATTTAGAAGTGTTTTATCGTAAAGAAGATAATAAGGTATGGCAAGAGGTATTCTCCACTTATAATATTGCAAAAAACACATACAATGAGTTAGGTGCGGTATGGAAAGATGGGCACGAGTGGGCTGTGGATAGTGATTCATCTTTGTGTCAGATATGCGGTAAGGATTTAAGCAAGGTTACTGAATGTGCTTGGACATCTTGCCCTAAAGACAATTGGGACGAGGATAGGATTGATATCATCTCACAGAATGGCAACGAGGGCTTACACTATGTCTAAAAGAATGATGGTGATACCTGACACTCAAGTCAGACCTAATGACGACCTAGAATACCTAGAACGCATTGGGAAATATGCTGTTGATATGCTTCCTGACATAATCGTTATGTTGGGCGATTTCGCAGATATGCCATCCTTGTCTAGCCATGATAAGGCTGGTAGCAAGAGTATGGAGGGGCAACGCTACAAGGCAGACATCAAGGTGGTTCACGAGGCAATGGATAAGTTGTTAAACCCCATACGACAAGAACAGCAACGGAGGATAGATAACCATAAACCTCGCTGGAACCCCCGAATGGTTATGTTGTATGGAAATCACGAGAATCGCATAAATAGGGCAATAGATAACGACCCTAAACTAGATGGACTAATATCCTTGGAGGATTTAAAATATGAAGAAGCTGGCTGGGAAACTGTTCCTTTTCTGCAACCTATCATTATTGAAGGTATTGCTTTCTGTCATTACTTTGTTGCTGGTGTTATGGGTCGCCCTTGTGGTACTGCCCGTGCTCTGCTTGCTAAGCATCATCAGAGTTGTATTGCAGGGCATCAACAAGGTAGAGATATTGCTTACGGATTAAGGGCTGATGGGTCAGAGGTTATGGCTCTAATCACAGGTAGTTGTTACGAGCACGAGGAGCATTACCTAAATCACCAAACCAACCGCCACTTCAGGGGCTTGTATATGTTGTTTGATGTCAAGGATGGTATGTTTGATGAATGTCCAATCAGTTTAAGGTATTTAAGGAAAAGATATGCAAAAAAGGATTAATGACATAACACCTGAACAATGGAATAGTATGAACGCTGTTAAAAAAGAACATAGTGATGGGTCAAGTGCAGATTACTATACTTTTCCAAAAGATTTTAGTGAGTTGCAGGATTTAATATCATATAAAAATATGAACGCACAAATTGGTGAGATATTTAGGGCTTGCTACAGATATGGAGAAGTTTCCCATAGTCCACCTTTGCGAGATATTAAGAAAATATTATTTTATGCAAAAGCTGAATTAAAACGATTGGAGAATATTAGTGCTCACGATTAAAGAATTGCAAGAGGTAATGCTTGAGCAGTTGGATGAGTTGGAGATATTTGACCTACTGGAAATTACCGCAGAGGATTTAGTCTATGCCTTTGAGGATAAAATAGCGAAATATCAAAAACGCATTTGTCTAGAGTTAGCGGATGAACAGGAGGAATTATGGTAAAAAAGGCGAAAGTAAAAGTAGACCAAAAGCAATGGCACGTTCAGCTAGATTGTCCAGTAGAAATTATCAAGAGGGGGTATTATCCTGATACAGTTATTGCCAAACTCCCCGATGGAAAAGAAGCTCATGTAGATATGGCATACCTCGCCAAACTTAAAGGATAAATATGTTTGTATCAGTAGAATTTATTACAGGAATGATGGTCGGGTTTGAGTTAGTTGATAAGCGTATGCTTGGTGAGGAAAGTGGTCATGTGATTGTAGTAGATTTATTTATTATTCGTTTAATGTTTGACAAATGATGAATAAGTAGTAAAATTTGCACTAAAATGAAGCTCTAGGGCTTGTTTAAAAAGAGGGGTCTATGTAACGGTATCAGTTTTATATGATATTCGCTTCTAGACCCCTTTATGTGCGTTTTAGAGCTATTTTACATATTAAATGGTTCTAAAGCCGTATTTTCATCCTGTAAAACCCTACTTGAAACTTCAGCAGGTACAATTCCAGTAATAATCCCCATTTTTAAAGCATAACCTGTAATATCACCAGCTTTTTCTAAATAACCTTTATTAACAAATTTAGTAACTTGTCTTTTAAATTTAATTGCATCTGTTAAAGGCATAACTTTAGATTTAATAATAACAGGGTATAATCTATTGAATTCAGACAATGCTTCTTTTTCAGGAAGTGTTTTCATATAACTAGCTAAAGCTACTTGGAAATCTTTCATTCCTAAAGGGCTTTTAGATAAATTAACTAAAGCTTGCTCAATTGCATCGCCTTTAAATCCTTGTTGTATTAATACAGGGATACTATCTCTTGCTATCGCAATTTTATCATTCATTTCTATTTGCTTTAATGCAGAGTAAAGTGGTTTACCTGAAATATTACTTAAATATTTATCAAGACTTTCTCTCATCATTCCAGCAGCAGCTTCAGTAATAGGTTCACCATTAAATTTAGGGTCTGCTTGTTGAATTGTATTTATAAGTCTTTCATTAAATGATTTTTGAGTTGGGTTATAAGGAGAAGTTTGACTATCTAATAATGATTTTATTTTAGTCACATCTTCTTTTTTAACAACACCATCTTTAATACCTTGATTTAGATTAGTCATAAGTTCTAAATATTCAGGTGATTTTCTAATAGTATTACCAGCTAAATTTTCATTACTTAATTGCTCATAGATACCATTACGTAAAGCATCTTGAGGTCTTTGACCTTCTGCTACTTGAATACCTAAATTTTGTGTTATATCTTGAGCAGCTTCAGTATCATTTTTTAATTTAAATTTATCTGTAGCTGTCCCTGCTTTAATATTATCTTTACCAAATATTCTTTCTCTTGCTAATTGGTTTGATTTACTAGTACCCATAACTGTTTGAGCAATTTTAGCTTTTGCATATCCACCAACAGCCATTAAACCTGATGTAGGAATACGAGTAATTAAATCCCTAGCTAAAGGCAAAGAAGCACCTGTAGCAAGTTCTGCTCCAAAAGCTACCATTTGACCTACATTAGAGTTATCAGTACCAGCCTTAACAACTTCCCCAGCAAGAGTAGAAGCACCCCCTGCTATTGAACCTTCTAAAGTAGGAACTAGTAATGTAGCACCTTTAGTTAAAAGTTTTGTAACTGGACCACCAATAATTCCACCAACTGCTGTCCCTAATGCAACAGCTTGTGGATTTACAGCATAAGGTTCAGGTCTATTTCGTATTTCTTCAAAATTTAGTTTAGGAGTTACTAATTCATTTAATACTTTTATCTGTTCTTCTTCAGGAAGACCTTGAAATCTTGTATCAGTTTTAGCAATTTGTTCTACAATAGTAGCACGTTCTTGTGGAGAGGTTACTGATATAAATCTAGGGTCAGACCTTAATTCTAGTAAATTAGTTGCTGCCATTAGTTATCTCCAAAATATTCAGAAGCAGTAGCAGGAGATTTTATTTTAGATTTAGGTAAGGCTTCTATTGGAGCTTTTTTACCTTTTTCTGCGGCTTCTGCTTGCAATTTAAGTCTATCTAATTTATCTCTAATTTTATTTTCAGCAGAATTTAAAACGGCTTTAATAGCTGTAGGTTCAAGAGTAATATCCCCTGCAAGCATACTTTCAAGATAATCTCGTTCTTCTTTAGTATCATTACCACCAATATCTTTAAGACGTTTAATTACATTATTAGCAATAGAAGTTTTAAATTCTTCTGTATTAGCTACTTTAGTTAAATTTTGTCTTGTATATTTAGCTACTGCCATTTCTTTATTTGCGTAAGGTCCTGTAAAGATACCTTTTGCTAATAAGTTTTTAGCATTAACAAAATCATCTATAGCTGCATATTGTTCTTGAACTTTTGCAACTTCTGTTCCTACTATTTTTCCAGCTTCTTCTGATGCTTTGCCAGTATCAATAGTAATACCACCAATATTTACGCCTTGACCTTTTGCTTTACCTGTAATATCAGATTGAATATATTCTTTCATTTTAGTATTAAAAGAATCAGTACCATATACATAACCAGCATCTATTAATTCTTGAGCTTTACTTGAAAGTTTAGGGTCACTTCTGACTTCTTTATCTAAAGCCTCTTTAATAACTTTAGCTTTCTGAGGATTATTTTTTGATTCATCCCAAGCATCGTAAAGTTTTTCAACAGTAGTTTTAGCTGTTTTAGTTTCAGCAGTTGCTTTTTGAATATTTAAAGCTGTTTGTGAAATATCTTTACCTTGAGCAATAGCTTGACTTTGAGCCACTTGCATATTTTGAAAAGCATTGTTAGCTAACTCAGGTAAATTAGCTTGCATAGCCGCTTGATATACAGCAGCACTTAATTTATATGGGTCTTGCATATCTTCAGGTGACAAAGAGGATTGCACTTCTTGTAATACATTATTCTCTTTTGATTGTCTAGCAAGCATTGGGTCTTCTGCACCCAACAAACCCCCAATAGTTCTACCAATATTCCTACCACGAATAGCCGCATCATAAATCATACCTTGTTCAGGGTCTAATTTAGCTTCTGCTAATGCTTGAGCACGAAACTGTAAATCTTGCTGTTGTTTAAACAGCTCAGGGGAAACCCCAAATAATCCTTGTACTATTTCAGCCATAATTATTCCTTCTTATTAGTAAAATACACCAGCCATGCGTTGACCACCATAGGTAGCTGGGTCTACATAGGAAGATTGCCCTAGTTGATATGCTTGCACACCTTCAGTAGAAGGAAGACCACCAAATAAACCACTCCAATTTATTTTACCTAAACCTTCTCCAGCACTATTCCAAGCAGCTTGATTAGCTCGTTGAGTATTTAAATTTTGTAAATAATTTACACGATTTATATCAGCATTGTAAGCAGCAGTTTGATTACCAAGTTGACCAACACTAATACCAGTATTTAAACCTTGAGCCATAGTGTTAGCACCAAGATTTTCAAGGTTGATACCATAACCTAAAAGAGTATTAGCTGTGTTATATGGGTCGGTTAAGTAAGATTGACCTAAGCCATACAATGCACCTGCACGTTGTAATTCTTCACCTTGAATTGCACGAGCACGGTCTTCTGCACTTAACGCAAGAGCAGCATTTTGTTGTTCACGAGCAGAGGCTAAAGCAAATTGTTGGGGATTCACATAACCTTGACCCATACCAACACCTGCACCAAGAGTTCCACGAGCAAATTGTAAATCGTTTAAACGACTTGATTCTTGAGCACGAGATGGCTCTAACAATGCTTGTTGACGATTATAATAATCTTGGGTCATTGCCCCTGTATCCATACCTGTTGCTCGTCCAAATAATCCCTTACCATAATCCGATACTTGTTGAGCATAGGCGGTTTGTTCAGCAGAAGGGAGGGCAGCAGCCGCACCAGCAAAATACTGGTCACGGAACGCTTGCATTTCAGGGGTAAGGGTATAAGTTGCTGTTCTAGCATTTGGGTCAACTGTAGATGTAGCAATACCTGATTTAATGCTATATGGAGTAAATCCAGCAGAAGTAGGTGAACCGCCCTTACCACCACCGCCACCTGCTAAACCACCTACACCACTAGCAGCCATACCCCAGTTACCAGTAGCGGCTCCTACACCAATTTTGGCAATATTACCTACTGTTTTACCCATTATATTTACCCCATATAAACATTATCTTATTCCCATCATCTGTAGAAACTTCTTCGTTTTGATATAAATTAAACCCATTTAGTTTTGAAAATTTAATTAATTTAATATTAGATTTATTTATAAAAGCAAATATTAATTTTTCTTGAATTGCAAATAAATAAAAACTATCTCTTGCTAAATTTTGCTTTACTTCTTTATTCCATCTATGCACATCACAATGAACAGCTATGAAATCATCAACATACTCAAAATAAACCGTATAGTCTTTTTTGACTAATACTGGATGTTTCATTAAGCAGTGCGTGTCCACATATATACAACAATATATGGAGGCAAGTTAGCATTAGTTCCACTTACACCAGCAGTTGCCACAGTTGTTGACACAGAGATACCAGTTGATGCTGCATTATTAATAACAGTATAAGGGTTTACACCACCATTATAAGCTGGGAAGTGATTACTACCATTAAAGTTACCTGTAAAACCTTGTGTTGGGTGATTATGTGTTGGGTCTGATACGCTTGATGTAGCAGTATGCGTGTGACTTACTACAACAGCATCAGCACTACCACCAGTAGCACCACCAGCAAAACCAGTACCTGCACCAACTAATACTTTACCCTCACCAAAAGCAGTCCAAGTACCAAAACCAAGAGAGGTTGCTGGATTAGAAGAGCTAGTAGAACTAAATATAGCACCAATAGGAAAAGCTAAAGATAGAGCTGCTGTTACAAAAGCAGTAGTAGCTATCTGAGTAGTATTAGTATTTGCGGCAGCAGTTGGAGCTATAGGTGTCCCTGTAAATGTAGGAGATGTTGTATCTGCTTTACTAGATATAGCAGTAGCAATAGCATTATACTCATCATCAATCTCAGCACCTTTAATAATCTTACTAGGATTACCTGTAAGCAAGGCATCCTTTGTATAGAAGTTTGTTGCTTTTACATAGTTTGCCATTATACCATCTTCCCTGTTTTCAAATATATTGTTAGTTGTTGTAAGCTAACTGGAGCACCTTCAATTGGAACTTCCACACCAAATTGTAATATTTTACCTGAGCCACCTAAGTGCATAACAATATCATTAATAGCAATACCAGTAGAGAATTCCCCTACGTTGTATTCTGCTATATTATACTCAGCACTACCCCCAATAAAATCTTTTGTAAATGTTCTGCTAGTATAGGTAGTTTTATAATCAAATCCATATTTAAATACAACATCTTGTGTACCAGCAGCAATTACAATTACACTTGCTTTCTTTAAGAATTTAAGACTAAAGGGTTCACCTGCATCAATGTTAGAAGTATAGTACTCTAAACGATATGTACTACCATTATCAGAGTAACCAAAATACTTACCTACACCACCTGCCATACCTAGAAGTAGATTTCTATCTCTAGTCTTACAAAGAGCTTGAGGTAAGAAGTTTTCCCATGTTGTTACACGAGCCGCTCCATTTTCTAACATCTGACGTAAGTCAAAGTAAAATGCTTGTTTAAGTGAAGGAAGTACCAAGAGATAAAAAGCATCTCTCTCAAAATATACACTCTTAACTTCTGTTAACACTTCACCTGTAATGTACTCAACTAAGTCATCACGCACATTAGCTGACAAGTCACGCATCGGCATACTTTTTTCTTGTGTAACACGGTTAAAACTACGAACACCACTATTACTTAAGAATATTAAATCTGTACCTGTTTGTTGTATGGTGTCACGAGCAATACATCCAACACCCGTAACTACATCAGCAAGAGTTAAATTAGTAGGGTCATCAGGTGAATCGTAAATTACAATGTTATTACGGCAGAATATAATAAGATAATTATTATGTGAGGATATACCTACAATTTGGTCACTACTGCCAACAACAGATTCAATATCAATTAAACCTGAACCTACCCCTGTAAAAGCCGCACCATCTAATAATTTACTATAATAAACTGTTGTCTTAGCACCTGTTACACCTGCCACCCAATGACGACCAAAGGCTGTATGAGAGCAGTCAGGGTCAAAGGTAGATACACCTGTAGGTTTAGTGCCATAATCCCCTACTCGTTGCCAAATATAAGCACCAGTATGGTTAGCTTTGCGATATACAAGGAGTGGATTACCTGTTTGAGCAGCAAATCCATACATACTATTACCATAACCAGCACCCTCAGCTAGTTGTGAGAATTGCCATCTATTACCAGTAAAAGTAATAGTTAAATCTGATGTTTGGTTTGCTTGTTTAACTGGAGATTCAATAAGAGTAGTAGTACCTGTGTACATCTTACCACCACCACAAGAAAGAATAGTTGCTGTTAGGTCTATATCAATAAACTCAAATAAAGATTCTAGATAATCAGTATCACTTAAAGAACCATTATTTGTAGTAACTGGGGTCCAACCCCTACGGCTTCCTAAACGACCAAACTTATCAATAATACAGTTAATGGCTTTTGAGGCATATCCACTCTCTAATGTCACACCACTCTCTTGCGTGTTTAACCCAAGAAAGCCAAGTGCGGCATTACTAAGAGCTTTTA